CAAAGATAGAACTTTAGGAGATTATCGCAACGCATCGGATTATATATATGTAGAAATGAACAATTCTGTGGACCGCGGTAGCACAGACGCCTCATTCCTTCCATTTGGTGTATTTGGCCCACCGCGGTACGTTGGTTGGGCAGTTTCTGGGACGCAAGCCACTACTTACGCTTATGCTGCGCCGCATCCTTCCGGATCCGGCTCTATATTTGTCCAATCGGGCAGCCAGAATCCACTGAGCTACCCAGGAGGCGAGGGAATCGGGTCATTAACTGGTTCCGCCACGGATGGTGGTGTGCACCAATCATCGGCGCTGGTTGTCAATGCTAAATTTAAATTCCCAGCATTACGATTACTCGCATCCTCATCGGAGGCCAACACCTCCGACCCGTTAAATGCCTACTTTGGAGTAGATACCACATATGGCACGACTAGGTTCGAGCCCAGCATTCTTGACGTAATACGCACGAAAGCAGACGATATTGGCAGCTGGGAAGCTGCAACTAATTATACTGAAAATTCTTGGGTATTTTCCCTCGACAATGTAAGAAATCAAGATGTCACCGGCTCGGACTATGCCGAGAGTTATAATTCAAAGGCTGTTTATAACGAAAATGCTCGTGTTAACGGAGTTTCTTACACGGCCCATACTGGCTCCAGCGCGGCGGATCCGCCGGGCCCAGCGAAGGTTGGGTGGGAAAATGTTATTTCTAAAACAAAAGGTGGCTCTACCGCTGGTTGGGCTCAATTTACAACACTATTACATGGCGCGTCTGACGGCCTAAATATTACTGAAGCAGATCCATTTAATAGTACTAGAGCGCTTGCAAACGAGACTACAACCACTATAGAAACAAGCGCCCCCTACAATTCTATTAATGTTGCTTTAGATAGTTTACGAGATCCTGAAGTAGTAGAATATAATTTATTAAGCGCCCCAGGTGTTATTAATTATAATATTAATAGAAAAATGGTCGAAATGTGTGAAAGTCGCGGAGACGCGCTAGCTATCATTGATCTTGCTGGTGGGTATACTCCGGATACCGAAAACACTAACTCCCGAGCAGACAGAGTAGGCAGTGTTCAAACAGTTATCACCAACAAGGAAGATAATCTCGAAATTAATAGCAGTTATGGATGTGCCTATTATCCATGGGTTCAAATTCGAGACACTATTAATGGCGCTGTACTTTGGGCACCTCCTTCGGTGGTCGCTTTGGGCGCAATGGGTTATAGCGAAGCCAATTCTCATCTTTGGTTCGCACCCGCTGGATTTACACGCGGCGGTTTAAGCGCGAACAGAGCCGGCGGCGTCCCCGTTATAGGTATAGAAGATAGGCTTACTTCGAGACAACGCGATGAACTTTATGAAACCAATATTAATCCAATTGCAACATTCCCCGCAGAAGGTATTGTAATTTTTGGTCAAAAAACATTGCAATTAAATCCGTCTGCACTTGATCGAATCAATGTCCGGCGTCTTGTAATTTTCTTAAAGAAGCAAATTTCAAGATTTGCAGCGACCATTTTGTTTGATCAGAATGTACAAACAACTTGGAATAGGTTTAAAGGAAAGGTTGAACCATTCCTGGCGGATGTAAAAGCCGGCCTAGGCATAACTGAATATAAATTAATCTTGGATGAGACAACGACGACCCCAGATCTCATAGACAGAAATATTTTGTATGCAAAGATTTTCGTAAAACCAGCAAGAGCAATTGAATATATTGCAATTGATTTCATTATTACGGACTCCGGAGCAGCTTTTGGGGATTAAAAATTTAATTTGATTCTATTTATTAATAGAAGGATGAAAAGGAGAAATTAGAAATGGCAGAACAGAGTCAATTTTGGAGTTCAAATACAATTGATCCCAAACGAGCTTTTAGGTGGGTATTAAGATTAGATCACCTTCCTGCGTATGTTATTAAAACGGCCGCTAAGCCAGGGTTTACTATAACTAATGTGCCACATCAATTTATGGCTCACACATTTAATTTTCCTGGACGAATAACTTGGGACAATGTAGAAATAACCTTAGTTGATCCAATCCATCCCGACGCGTCAGGCAAGTTAGTTAAAATTCTGCAAGCTTCCGGTTACGCTATTCCTGGTACGGAAGAGGCTGCATTAATCTCTTTTAATAAAGAAAACGCCACAAAAGCATTCGGAACACCAGCGATTGAACAAGTAGATGCAAAAGGCAAAGCAGTGGATAGGTGGACCCTACATAACGCATGGATTGAAAATGTAAAGTTTGGTACCGCCTTAAATTATACAACCGAAGATATGGTTGACATAACGATGAGCATTCGATATGACTGGGCATCTTACGAAGGATTTAGTAAAACTGGACAAGTAGTCATAGATCAGATTATGGGAAATGATCAGATACAATCCAAAAGAATAGAAGAATACAGAACTGAACTTGGCGCAGAAGTAAATGTCGGCATCGACGTATAACTAGCAAGGATACAAAATGGCAGTTCAACTCTTCGGCCCCAGTACTTTCCAATTTTGGAGCAATGCACAAACAAGACCAAAGAGAGTTTTTGATGGTATTTTATTATTCGGTGATTTAATGTTTGGCGGAGAAGGATATGGATCTTTCCCGCCTTTTATAGTTAAAAACTTTAGCAGGCCCGGCTACAGACAAATCGGCTATCAAACATCAGAATATCAGCTAAGATCGGGTGATTATGCTAAAATAGATTATCCGGACCAGTCATTTCAAACGGATACTTTAACAGTTCGTTTGGCTGATGTAAATATGGGAGGTTTTGGGCGCGCAGATACGGCAGCGCATATTAACACATCTCTTAGCATGATGCAAAAAACATATGGATTTGAAGAAACCGCCATGACACAAGAAGAAGGAGCGTCCAATAGCCAGTACGATCAATTTATAAATAGTTACGTAGAAGGGAACCCTAAAGTTATTACAATTTTAGAGTTAGGATCTTCTGGCGAAATGATTGGAGAGTGGCGCATCATTAGGCCAATTTTGACTAGTGCAACTTTTTCAGATATAACTTATGATGGCACAGGCTTTGGAAGCATCGATTTAAGATTTGAATATAAGAATTTTAAATTCTTCCAAGGATACGCCGAAAGTGAACTAGCATCAAGAATGAGTGCCGCTAGCGTCGAGCGCAGAAATATTATTTCTAGTGCAGTTGGTAAGTGGCTAGGTTTGACAGCAGATATTTCTGCAAATCAAATAGAATCAACATACAAATAAAAATATGAGGTAAAAATGAATACAAGATCCAATGAAAATAGACTTGGAGTAAATCCAGACACTCCAGAAGAAAAAGGCAACGGAACAGCAAATGTTTCAGAGCCCCAAACTTTAAAATTTATAACTCCCACCGAGTTTGTAGAGCTTCCCAGCAAAGGACAATTTTATAGGCCCGAGCACCCCCTCCATAATCAAGAAGTTATAGAAATTAAACACATGACCACAAAAGAAGAAGATATTTTAACTTCTGTGGCTCTATTAAAAAAAGGAGTTGCTTTAGACAGAATGTTGGAGAGCATTTTAGTAAATAAAACAATAAATGTAGATGATCTGCTTATCGGGGATAAAAACGCACTTATCATGGCAGCGCGCGCCCACGGCTACGGCTCATCATATGAAACGAATGTTAAGTGCCCTGACTGCACAGAAACTCAGGATTATTCTTTTAAATTAGATTCTTTAGAAGTACACTCTCCCTCCGATGAGTTTATGACAAAACACAACGTTAAGAAAACAAAAGCAAATACTTTTTTAGTCCCACTTCCAAAAACTAAGTATACAATTGAGATTAAATTTTTGACTGGTAATGATGAAAAGAGGCTCGAACGCACTCAAGAATTTAAAAAGAAAAAGAACTTTGTTCAAACCACAGCTAGTGACTTTTTAAGACTTGTAATTGTTTCAGTCAATAATATTCACGAAGAAGGCTCTTTAAACGAGTTTATTAATACACTGCCTGCCTTACATGGGCGCTATATAAGAAAAGTATACGATGAATTAATGCCCTCCATTGATATGAATCATTCATTCACTTGCTCAGCTTGTAGTTATGAGGGGGCTTTGGAGGTCCCCCTCACCGCGGACTTTTTTTGGCCTCACTCATAAATATATAGAACAAGTTTACGAACAGTTTTTTCTAATGAAATACCATGGCAATTGGAGTTTAACCGAACTTTATAATTTACCAGTTGGTTTGCGTAAATGGTTTTTTGAAAGACTAGTGAGACAAAAAGAAGAAGAAACTGAAGCTTATAAAACCCCAGCCCAACCAAACCAAGTTAAAAAATTCACGCCTTAACTAATTATAATGAAGACAATTAAAGGGGATTGTTCATGGCAGGACCAGAAGACGTATTAACTCCGGAGAAGGCAGAAGCACTAGAGAAAATATTAAAAAGTGTTGTTGAAAATCTTCCGCAAATCAATACACTAATAACTCAATTTATAACATCCCTCCAAGCCTCCGGTGGCGAATTAGATGAAAATGTAAAAATGTACAGTGAGCTTGCAAAAGTTTTATTGCAAGGGAAAGACGCAAATGAAGCCGCCACTGCCGCAATTGCAGAACAAGTTGGTTTATTCGAAATCACATATACTGCTGCACAAAAAAACACACTTCAAGTTGAAGCAATAGTAGGCGCTTTAGAGCAAATTATAACAGTATTACAAGACCAGGGACAGCTGACAGACACTAATACGAAAGGCTATCAGAATCAGCTTAAAGCGCTCAAAGAACAACTCAAAGTTCAAAAAGAACAAGCCACACGCGACAAACAAAAAACAAAAGACTTAGATGCGCACTTGGCGCGCGCCAAAAGATTAAAAGCAATTGTTCTAGAAGCACAGACCAAACGCGCCGGCCCCGGCACCGGCGGCCCTGGCGGCCCCCTC